TGCAAAAGAACCATCACCTCTTGCTAATAATTCTCTACCTTTTTTAGTTAAGATTGCATCTATTGTTACTGAGGTATTAGATAAATAGGCCATATTTTATTATAAATATATTTAATTTAATTTTTTATTGTATTATTCCTGCTTTTTTAGCTAAATCGTATGGATTATAATTAGGATTAAAATTAAATGGTATTAAAAATCCTGGATCTAGATATGAGGGTTTATTTTTAATTAAAACATAAGATTCATTAGGGATTCTTCTCATTATTCTAAAGTTTTGTAAATTTTTATTTGGAATAACATTTTGTGTAAAAGGGTAATTATTGATTAAGGAATTTAAAATTATACTTCCTGTTTGATATGGATCTGATCCTGTTATTATAGAAGATATTTGAAATAGTCCTCCTGCTGTAAAAGTTCCATCTAAAGAAGCAGTATTTGATACACTATAGGAACCTGTTGTACCAAATCTTATCATATCTCCATATTGTAAAGGAAACATTGTATCTTCATATTCAATAAGATAAGGAGGAGTATAAGCATTTATAAATTGATTTTTTGATTTACTACGAATACTAAGTCCATCTTCTCCAACATTAGTATTAAATGTAATATAATCAAAAAAACCAATAGAAGATGATGGATTTGAAAAAGAATAAATCCAATAACCATATATAGATGTATCTTTGTCTGTTAATGTATTATTACTTCCTGTAAAATAAACATTAATATCTATAATATTATCTTGGTTTGTAACTAGTGAAGCTTCAGGAGATTTACTTCCTGTTACTACTAAAATACTTTCATATATAGCACCTCCATCAACAATTTCTACAATATAACTACCTGTTTTACCTGATGAATATACAGCAGGATATATGTAAGCTTGAGTTCCTCCTGCATAAATATTTTCTATTGCAAATAAATTTTTATTATCTTGAGTTAATGGAACTGCTACTCCTTCAGTACTAATTAAATAAATACCATGAACATTACCTCCACCAGGATATTGAGGATCAGATCCTCCAATCCAATCATAATAAATAAAATAATTTACAAAATTATCTATAGGATAATTAGGTATTATAACACTTTTAAAAGATTGTGAATAATTATACTCACCAGTATTTTTACTTCCTCCATATCTAGCATTATACCAACCTGTTTTAGATGTATAGTTAGAATCTTGAACTTGTGCGTATAAAGCTGATTGACTTAAAATTAATTGATAATTTGTAGCTTGATTTAAATTTTGTGAATAATCAACATCAAAATATTTTTCTGATACTGTATTTGAATATACATTATTTAATATAGCATTATATTCTGAAAATTCTAATAAATTTCCTGGGAAATTTTGTTGTGTGTAAACAGTAGGATCTAAATAATAAGTTGATTGAGCTTGTAAATTAGTTGTTGTTGATGTCCATTTACTATTAGTATTAATAGATGCACTTGTTCCAGGGGATGGAAAAGTATTAGTTAGACTATATTTTACTTCATAAGTTGAACCACTTGTTATATAATAATTTGGTAATGATATAGAAATATTAAATGTTTCTTCTTCATTAGAAGTTAATGTATTATAACTAGTACTTCCTATAACTGCTCCATTCTCTTCTAAGGTTATTCCTATAGTTCCATTTTCTTGAGAACCTGAAATTATACTTCCTGTTATTGTTATTAAAATATCTTGTTGTACATTATAACTAGGTTTATATTGGTATGTAGTTGTGTTATAATATGATATATTTGGATTTAAAATATTAAATTTTACAGAACCTGATGTTATATATATTGAACCATCAAAATAACTAGCACTAACAATAAATGCGGTACTATTTACATTTAAATTTTGTAAATCACCTATAGATAATTTATAAAAACCTTCTAAATATGGATTATCTAATAATGATTGAGTAGTAACTGTTAATACACTACCTTCTAACTCACCATTATAAAATTCCATATTATCATCATGAGTTATATCTATAAGTCCTAAAGGTCCAACAAAAGATTCTGTAAAACTACTTGTTAATCCATTATATATTCCTCCATTATCACCTGAAAAATTATATATGGTGCTACTACTTACTCCTGTACTGCTAGTATAATGTTGAATAGATCCTGTATATTCAGGACGAGTCCAACTTAATGTTGGTTCAGGATATTTTGATCTTTCTAGAATAGTAGGTTTAATTATAATACCTGTAGCTATACTTGTACGAGCAGGAACAAAGTCCTTAATCATTTTAAATAAAGCATTATCAAAATATTTAATTAAACGTACATAATCATTATAATCATAGGATGATATATATTTTAAGAAATAATCATCTCTTAATGTTTTTAATTCAGAATATGAATTATTATGAGTTTGTCTTGGATCTCCTATATATTCTCCAATATTAAAATAACCTAATTGTTCAGTAATATCTTTATCAATTTCATTTTGAGGAGATAAACCTACTTCTAATAAATTATTATCTCTAGAATAACTTTCACTAGCTTCTATAGTTTGAGATAATGGTCTTAAGGGTGATAAAATATCTGAATAATCTTTTGTTGGAATATTATTATTTTTTAATTGAATTTTATTAGAAACTCTATTTAATATTCCGGTTAATGGTTCATTATAATATATAGTTTCTACATTAGTAACAAAAGAAGAAGTATTACTAATATAAAAATTACTATTTGAAGTAAAAGAAGAAGTAGTTGTCCATGATCCTGTAACTTTAGGATGTATAGAAATATTTTCTGTATAAAGTTCACCACCTAATGTTGCTCTAAATGCTAGATATTCACTTTGTTCAATAGACAAAGGATTCATTACATAATTATCAAAACTATTTTCAGTTATAGGTTGAGTATAATATCTTATTTCTTGTAAAGAACCTGAAAATAATAAAGATGCTGATGAAGTTGGAGCAAAAATTGATTTTATACTATTTGTCCAATCTGAATCTAGTCCAATGGTTGAGATAGAAGAAGATGCTTGAAATCCTATTTTATTTCCTTCATAACCATCATATATATTATTTTTAGTATATAATGTATAATTTGTAGGTGATATTCTATTAATTAATACAGACCACCATCCATTATTATAAAAAGGTAAATAAACACTAGCTGTTACTGATGGATTAGAATTTTCTGGTTGAAATTCTAAAAAACCATATTGATTATAAGGATCAGCTATAGAAGCTGAATAAGAACCACTTGATAAAGCAGAACCTGTATATTTTAAAGTTAATTTAACTCCTTGATCAGTTTGCCATAAACTTTGAGAATAATTTATTGGTAAACCAGAAGTTTGAAATCTAAATTCAACAGCTTGAGGTACATCACTTAATGCTCCCCAAACTGAATTTAAAGAAAATGAAGATGTTATATATGATGATCCTGAAGTAGAAAAAGCATAATTAAATCTATCTTCAAAATAATCCCAATCATTTGTATTTATTTTATTTTTACCACCAAATTCTACAATTTGTAATAAAGTATCAGGTATTCCAAAACAAGTTAATAATAAACGTAATCCTTCAATAGTACCTTTTTTCTTTAATAAATAAGGTAAATTATGATATAGTCTTTTATAAACTAATTTATTAGCATCATTAAAAGGTATAGTATCAGCTGATGATGTTATGTAAGTAGTTATTAATTCACTTCCTGTAGGAGGTAAAGTAGAACCACCAGGAGTTATACCTAAATATGTTGTATATAAATCACTATCTGTAAAACTACTTTGGTATATATTTAAACCATAAGAACGTAAAGCATCAGCTACTAAATCAATAGATATTCCTTCTGTTAAACTATTATTATTATCATTTCTATTAACAATAGCTTGAGTATATAACCATATTTCATCAAATAATTGTCCAGTCATTTCAACAAAAAGTTGAAAATTAAAATTATTATCATCTTCTACTAAATACTGAGGGAATAAGTTATATAAATTGTTTTGATTTTCATTATCATATTTGGAAGCACTATAAAATTGACCACCATAATAAGGTGAGGTTAAAGTATTACTTCCAAACCAATTTAAAACTTGAGTAGAACCAGTTGAATATAATGTATAAGGTTTTGTTGAGTTAGATTTTGGCCAAGCATAAGAACTACTTTCATAATATAAATAATAATCATAACCATCAAAATTTTTAATTATATCATTTATTTTTGTTTCTAAAATAGCTTTACTTGATGATACATTTGTTTCATTAGGTAAAACATTTAAATTATTTATATCATTATTATAATTTTCAATTAATTTAACTTTATCATAAAAATTATTTAATCTTTGAGATATTGAACTAAAAAATACAAAATTATTATAATCAGTATAATCTGTATTTAATTCGGCTCTATTTTCAATTAATAAGCTATCTAGTTGATTTTGTAAATTAAATGATGAACTAAATAAAGTATCTAAATTTTTAAACTCAGTAGAATTATTTATTTGATCTTTAATAGGAATATTTAAATTAGGTCCTCTTAAAAATAAATTATCATCAAAATCAATAATATCAGGTACAAATTCTATCTGATAAGCTAAAGATTCTGATATTTTTTCTACTACCCAAAACTGAGATTTTATGTTAAATTCATTAGGTAAAGGTTCATATAATTTAATTAGAATAGAATTTCTCTCATTACTTTCATCATAACTAATATTTGTAGCTAATAATAGATTATTATTGTTAAAATTTAAATAAAATCCATTAAAAACAGGTGATGTATTAAAATCAATACTAAAATTATCATAAGCTCTTTTTAATTCAGTATTAGTAAAAGAAGAATTATCTATTCTTAACTCTGTTCTATCAGTAGATATTTCTTTAATATAATACTGATTAAATATAGATGAATCTAATTTATTTCTTTGAAAATTATAATTAGTTATATAAATACCATTATTAAAAAGATTATTCTCTAAATCTTTAACAGGGTCTAAATATATTTCTTTTACTTGATTATTATCTATATTAGTTTCTTGGACTGTATAAGATGAATTTATTGAACTTAATAATGTTAAATTTAAATCATAAACAAAAGTTTCAATAATATCTATTTCAACATTAAAACTAGAATCAACTATATTATTATTAATTAAAACATCATCCTCAAATGTTAAAGTTTGAGTTGATTGATTTATAGGGATTATTTGTGTAATTATAGTTTGAGCCATTATATTGAGCCAGTTGTTGTAAAATTAATTAATTGTTGTTGTAAATCCAAATTTTCTTGACGAAGAACATCTATTTCATTGATTAAAGCTTGAATATCTTCATTTATTGCTACATCTCCTATATAATCACTACTTCTTTTTACTAAATATTCATGAGAATTGATTTCACCAAATTTAGGTATTTGATAAAATAAAAGATTATAAGCATCAAAAAATTGATTCACATCAATAGTTTGAGCCACAGATGATGTAAGTTGAGGAACCAATTGTGTAAATTGATTATTTACAACTTGTTCAAATTGGTTTTTATTATAAACAACTTTATTAAATATTACTTTCTCAGCCATTTATCACTTTAAAATAATAGTTATCATCAGATATTATTTGTTGTCCATCTATGTCTACTCTAATTAATAATTTATAATATCTTTCAGGTTCTAATCCATTCATATAAATTTTAAAATAATTACTATCAGAGTCACAGCTTATTTTTGTATAAGTAGTATCAAAATCAATTACAAATTCATTAGTGTCTAAATCTTTTACAGCGTAATAAGAACTAGTAGGTAAAGCATAATTTGTAGTATAAACAGAAGAAGTAGAAAAAATACGAGTAGGATATTTAGGTCTACTATATACTCTAAACTTTTTTATAGTATCTTTATTATAAAAACCTTCATTATTAGGTAAAGTTAAAATAAAATTAGCTGTATTTAAAGCTGTTAATGATCCTGTATTATATACTGAATCATCCCATTTAAATTCTAATTCTGGTGGATAAATGGTATGAGTATCAATTGAAAAATATTTTAATTCAAAAGCTGAATTAGAATCAAATTCTATAGAATTATCTTTTTTAATTATAAAACCATTATTTTCTATTGTTCCACTATTAAATAATTTTATAGTATTAGTTACATTAAAATTAATATCTTTTGAAGTAATATAATTAAATGATTGAGTAGCTATAGGATTTAAAGTAGCTGAACCAGTATACCAGTTACCACCACCAGTTTGGGAAGAAATATAAGAAGCAGTAACATAAGCTGAAAATGAAGATAAAGACCAAGCATTTGATCCTGATGCTCCTCTAAAATTCCAACTTACACCATTAACTATAGCAGGTGAATCTTGATAATGTCCTGTTCCCATATCCCAAGAACCAGATATAGGATAACAATATAATGTATAATTTAAAGGAATATTTGAAGCATATGCTAAATATAATTTTAAATTAGCCTGCCATTGATTTCCTGATATTTTATTAGTTATAATATCTTGAATTTCAGTTTGGGAAAATTGTATTAAAGGACGACTAGCATAAGTTACTTGATTATCATATATAGTAGATATTTCTAAAATTTCATCTAATCCTGTGTTAGCACTAGGATACTGAGAATATAAAGTAGCATCTTTTTCAGGAAAAATCTTATAAATGGTCATTTATTATAAATATTTTAAATTAAAGAGGTACTACTCTTCCAATTATATCTGTGTTTGGATATCTTAATTCGAATATAGAAGGATCTAAAGATGGATAAATTACATTATTTTGTGTAGCTCCAGGTATATCATAAGAATATTGAGAATAACCATTTACTACACCAGATTTATTAATTATTTCAATATTTTTAACAGTTTGTATACCTTGAATTTTATCTAATAAAATATAAATATCTCTTACTATAATAGGTTGATTAATTTGCCAATTATCTATTTTGAAATAATCTTTTAAAGCATTAATACAATTAAATAATACTTCAGTGTTATTAAAATTAGGTAAAACAACAATTTCAAAATTAATACCAATATTAATAATAAAACCATCTTTTACACGAATAGAATCATTAATCATTCTATATTCATATAAATAAGTTCTTAAATTTTCTTTAATAGTTTCAGATAAAGTTGTTAAAGATCTATTTGAATTATAACCTAAAACATATATATCTAATACAGATGGTGTTTCACCTTGTTGTAAATTTTCTAATTTAACAGGTTCAATATAAGCTTTAGAAACAGAACCATATATGGTAGGCATTGATAAAGATCTTATTAAATAATCATCTTTAGTAACGTTTCTTAATTGAGATTGAAATTGAACTAAAGAATTTTGTCTTATTTCTTCTAATGTATCTCCATCTGAACCTCCAGAAGCAGCTAATGGATTATTAATAGCTAAAGTTCCAAAAATATAATTAGCTGTAGTAGTATTTAAATTATTATTTGTAAATAATATATTGGATGTTGTACTAATAGTTGTTATAGTATTTGATTCAACATTAGAATTTACTCCACCTCCTGTTAAATATCTTACAGTTAATGTTGTATTAGAAGGAGCTATACCATAAGTATCAGTTTGAAGAAAATTTGTAGGATCAAAAGCTGTTGTAAGTTTTATTTGTTCATAAGGTAATCCTAAACCAACATTATCAGCATTTGGAATTATAGTTTCATCAACAGCTCCTGTAGTACCTGAACCAAATTGTATTTGTAAGTTTCCATCTGAAGTAAAACGAGTTACAAATCTTCTAGCTATTTTTTTTAATCTTAATAAATAAGGAGCATCTGTGTTTATGTAAGTATTAGGATCATTAGTATTTGTATTTTTAATACTTTCATAAATCATTTCTTGACCTAAATAAGGTACTTCATACCATATATTACCATCACTATCAGTTATATCTAATATTTCTATAATATTATTATCAGTTAAATTAACTGTTGAAAAGGATGTTGGGGCTCCAAAAGAAAAAGTAGTTGTTTTTATTTGAGCTGATATTGCTTTTCTTTTTTTCTTTAATAGAAAGTATTGTGGGTTACCACCAGAAATTTGATAAACTGTTACTTCAGTAGGATCTAAAGAACTAGAAACACTAAAATTAACATTGTCTTGTAATAAGAAAAATGAATTATTTATTGTTTTTATTTGAGTATTTTCATTTATTTGTAAAGCATAAGAAAAATCAGGTACATAAACAGAACCACTTAAAATTGAAGGTACCTGTTGGTAAATATCAATATCAACAATAGAAGGTTTAGTTACTTTAGGTCTATAACCTAACATATAAGATAAAGTATAAATATTTTGGGTTTGACGAGCGTATTGAATAAATGTTTCTTGTATTTGATTATCTAAATAAAATGATAAAACATCACCTACATAAGCTGTCATATCCATAAACATAGTTCCTGGAGATGAAGGGCTAAAATCATTATAAGTATCAGGAAAATATGTTTTGGTATAATTGATTAAAAGATTTTTTAATCCTTGAAAATCTCTATTAAAATATTTTATATCTCTATTAGTTGCCATTATTAAAATTTATTTCTATTGTATCAGTAATTCCTGTATTTATTATACTGTAATTTATGTAAATATTGATAGTATTAAAATCATTATCAGGTATAATATTAATTTTTGCTTGTATTGAAGGAAAATATTGATTTATATCTGTTTGAATTTTAAATGATAAACTATCTATTGAATCGTTAGTTATTTGTTCAAATATATAATTTTTTAAACCTAATCCATAGTTAGGATCAAAAAGTCGTTCACCTGGATTAGTAAGTACATAATTGATAAGATTATTTCTTATAGCGTCTTTGGTTAGATATGTAGAACCAAAAACTGCAGGTTGATTAAAAGGTAAAGAAACTCCTATCGCTTTACGAGGATTTTGATCTATTGGAAATATTTTTTTAGCGCCAAATGACATTATTTAGGCTGCATTAAATTTATTATTTGATCTAATCCTACTTCACCAGGATGTAAAGTACCTTCTATTCCAGCTGTCATACCACCAGGGACATAAGTACCTTGAGGAGAGAAATTTTGGCTTGTATTTGTATTAAATGATAATTCTTCTTTTCCTCTTTCAAAATTACCCATTATATCAGTGTACATTTTTCTAGTATCTATTTTTGGAGAAAAATCAACTTCATTTATTGTTTTATTAGGTACACTATATCCCCCTACACCTATAGGTACTTTAGGAGCTTTAACTGCTTCGACAAGTATGTCTTTTAATTCTTCTTGAATAGCTTCTCTTACAGCTTCTTTAATTAATCTTTTTAAACCTTTAATGTCCATAATTTATTATAAATATTTATTTAGTCAGCTTTTAAATTATTTTTATCAATAGCAAATTTTAGTTCATTTATTAATACTTGATCATTTGAAGTAAATGATAATTCTGTCTCAAGTAATATTATACCACTTTTATTTATAGCTACAGCTTTTTTTCTATTTAATTTATTATTAAAAGGTACAGTTTTTATTTCAAATGTAAATCCTTTATAAGTATTATTATTATTAGAAATATCTAATTGATTAGCTATAGATATAAAATTACTATTGATTTCATTTAAATTAGCAGATTGATCACATAATTTAATTAATATATCTAATAATTTTAGTAAATTAATAGCTGTTTTTATATAATAACTTAAAATAGATAAAGGCTGAGCAGCAGAGTTTAAAGTAGCTTTTAATTTAGCTAATTTAGGTGATCCGTCTTCTTTAAATAAAATTTTTATTTTTTGAGCTATTAAATCATTTAAAGTAGAAGTAACAATCCCCGGTACTCCAGGAGGTGCTGGTATAATTTTAGAAGCAGTTGAAGTAATAATTCCTGCTATATCTATTGTTTGTACTAATGTTAAAGTAATACCATATGTTTGAGAAATAGTATTTAATGAACGATTAAAAGATTCTAAACGAGTATTAATACTATTTAATGTTTGATTTAAATTATTTCTAACATTTATTATTTGATTTAATTTTTCTTTAGTAGGACAAATTTTTAATAAAGATGAACTATCTAATTTAATTTGTGATAAAAAATCATTAGGATTTACTTGTCCTGTTAAAACATTTTGAATCAAATTAGGATCAACTCCTTGTTTTTCTAATTCACCAAAACCAGCTTCTTGAATTTGACTAATTAAAATAGGTGTTATTTGATTAGCCATTTGATTAGATAAATTTAAAATTAAAGGACCATATTTATCAGCTCCTTTAGGTTTTTGATCCTCAGGTATAGTTGAATTAAAAAAATCTAACTCTGATTGTTTTTTTATTAACCCAGAATTATTCTTTTTAATTTTAGCAATTTTTTCTTGCCTTCTTTTTTGTATTTGATCAAAAGTTTCTGCCATTATGTTGTGAATACATCATCAGATAAAATATCATCTGTTTTGATTAATTGTAAAGTATTTTTTAATGTATCAGCTGCTACAACTAATGTTGGTAAAGGACTACCAGCTGGTGTTGAGATAACTAATTTACAAGCATTAGCGAAAATATCTAAAGCTTTAATTAAAGTATCTAATTGAGTTTTTAATGTATTTCCTAAAACTACTTTTTCAGTAGCATCTTTACTACCTAAATAAACTTTAGATGTTTCTAAAACAACATAATTAGTAGTTTCTAAATTAATTGATGAAACTGCGTGTAAATTAATAGATTTATTTGATGAGAATAAAATATGATCCTCATTAGAATTAAAAACTAATCTACCTGATTTAATAAGAATTTGTGGTTTATTATATTGATCTGATGAAATAGGTTTCTCATTAAAATAACTAGGATATGTTTTAGGTAAAAACACATTTAATTTTTGAGTTGATGTTAACCAAATTGAACTCGGATCAGTATTTGGATTTTCTATTACAGGTAAAAATCCTATAGATCCAGCGTTAGATGATTGTCCATTTCTTATTATAGTAACAGGATCACCACTAATACTACCAGAAGACCAATTATTTAAAGGTTGAGAACCACTTATGATTGTAGAACCAAATCTAATTGAATTACCCCATCTGCCTTCTATAGTTACATCACCTTCAAATTTAATTAAAGGTTTAATGTTTGTTTTTTCTATAAAAGTATTTCCTAAATCAGTTTTAGCAGAATCATTTTTTACATCTCTAACCGCTCCTAATTCAGTTTGTCTATAATCTCTTTTTTGAGATTCAGGAAGCTTAGAAAAATTATTTACAAATAATTTAGGTATAGCATTATGATGATTACTATTCCATACATTAATAGGAGATAAATAATAAGTTGATTTAATATTTATATTATTTTGAATATCTGGATTAGGTAAATCAAATAAATATATTAATTCATTTTTTAAGGGAAAATTGAAAATATTTGAAAAATAAGGTTTAGCAAAACCACTAGAACCATAAGAATTTCCTTTTACTTTTTTATAGTAAATAGTACCTATTCCATTATATCCTCCAACTGTTGAAAAATATTTACTATTTTTGTCTAAAACAATATCAATAACTACAGCAGGAGTAAAATCCATTATTTCATTTTATTAATTTCTTCCAATAATTGTGTTTTTTCTTCTTCACTTATAGTAAAAGAATTATCTCCATTACTAGAATTTTGCATTGATCTTTGAACAATAGCTGCTAATTTAATTAAATGTTCATCATTTTTAACTCCAATTTCCATATATTCTTTTATTAATGGAACTATTAAAGTAGCATCACCTATATCATTTATAAGTGGTTTTAATTCAAGAATTAAAGCGGATATTTGTTGTTCTTTTTTTTTAGAATTTTCATATATTTCTTCTAATAATGAAGAAAATGTTTTTTTCTTAAAAAGAACAGTATTTAGATTATTATCCATAGTTTTATTATAAATATAAAAACTATTAAAATTTTATAATTTCGTGTTCTAAATAATAAATATAACTTTTATTAAAAATATCATATAATTTTTTAGAAACCTTAGTTATTTGTGATGTATCTATATCTATTATTTCTTTTATATAAATGTAAATAGCTTTTTTATTAAAAATATCTATATTTTCTCTTTTTCTAAATAATTCTAATATGGCATCAGCTATTTTAGCATCATTGTTTTTAGGAAATAAAGTATAAATATTATCACTACAATATATAACAAATTTATCTATAAAATAAGATAATTGATCTGTTTTAGTACCTTTTTTATCTGAAGTTTCTATATCATATTTTAATGAGCTTTCTAATTCTTTTCCATTTGAAAAATCAGTTCCATCATCATTAAAATTATCAATATCTATACTTTCTACTTTTTTTCTATAATTTTTATCATTACTTAGTATTAAATAACGTTTAGCTATAGTACCAAAATAAGAATAAGCTTTAGCTCCTTTAGAAGGATCAAATAAATGAATTTTAGATAATAAAAAAATAATTACTTCATGTTGTAAATCTTCAATATTTTCTACTTCTGTATGGTAAAATTTAAAAGTATGAATAATATTTTCAGTTAGTTTGAAAAAAGCATAATGAATTTTTTCATTATATAACCTAGAACGATAATCAGAATCAGTAGAATTATTATAATCTAATATAGCTTGTTCAGTATGTTTGGTAAAATACGGTGTATTTTTCTTTTTTTTTTCTACTATCATTTTATTTCATATTTTTCTAAAATATTTAAAATATTTTTAAATCTATCAAAAAACCAACCTATTTCATCATCAGATTTAAAAGTACCTCTATCATCTAATTCTTTTAATTTTTTATTAATTTGATTAATTTCATCATTTATAGCTACAACATAATTATTTTGTTTAAAAGCTATATCTTCTAATTTTTCATTCTTTTTTAAAAGATTAATGGTTGTGTATGTTAAAATACCAACCATTGTTATTAAAATATTTAAAGCAATTATTAAAATCATTATTCAAAAAAATTATTCATTATACCTTTCAACCCTTCACTTTGGATATTTGATAAAGCCTTTTGTTGTGTAGGTTGTTTTTTAGTTACTGTTTTTTTAGGTTCTATTTTTTTAATTCCATCTTTTAATTTAGGTAACCATTCTCTTTCAAACTCAATACGAGCAGCCATTAAATCAGCCTGATGTAAAATAAAAGGTAAACAAGTACGTGGTTTTTGTTCTGGCATGAATGTAGCTAAATATTTTTTATTTGCCTCATCATATAAACCATCATGTGTTTGAATAGCTACCATTTCATTAAATGTATACTGAATATTATGAGATTGAAGTAAAAATAATCCTCTATCTGGAACTGAAGCAAAAGCTAATTTATCATTAAACATATAATCTTCACCTAATTTTTCTTTTCTCCAATTATCAGTCTGGGGAATATATGCTTCATTATATTCATCTCCTAATTTACCTAAATCATGGTTTAAAGCTGAAAAAATTAATTCTTCATAAGTAAAAGTAGATATATCAGCTCCTTCTTCTTCCCATAATTTATATTGTTTATGAGCACACCTAATAACACGTAAAACATGCTCAACATATCCTCCTGGAAAAGCATTATGATATTCTTTTTTATGTGAAGCAGGCATCAACATTAAACGTTCAGAATATTTATTATAAAATTCTAATAATTTTTCTTTACGTGGAGATGAAATATTATTTTCAATAATATCTATTAAATCATTCCAATTATCTTGAATTTGTTCAGCTGTTAACATAACCTAATTAATATAATTAAAATTTTAATACATTCCAAATCCTTCTTGTGGTTCCATTCCTTCTCTTCTTACATAAGATTGGATATCCTCAATTTGTTCTTGTAATTTATCTAATGTTTGATTGTAAGATTCGATAGGCTCATTTCTTTGAACAATGAACCTTAATTTTTTAAGACCAGCTTGAACTTCATCAAGTTTACGATCAACTAATTCTTTATTTTTCATATTTATATAATTTTATTAAATTTCCCAATCCCCCCTTTTTCCCTCATTCTCTCATCTGTTCCTAATTTTCTCCTAAATATTTTTCCCGTAATAATGAATATAATATGTTTTAAATTAAGAGCCAAATTCTTTATCAAACTTCTTTAAAAAAGAACATTTTTCATATTTTTCTTCAGAAATAAAGTAATCTAGCGCATAATTCAATGCCTTATAAAACTCATCATCCATATATACTTCTATATTTTCTCTATCAACTATAGGATCAATTTCATAAAGATAATTATAAGCTTTATTAAAAATTTGATGTTTCAAAATTTCTTTCAAAGCAAATTTTTTTTCTTCATTCAAACCATGACCATATTGTTTTAACATGGCTTTATAAAAATAAGGTAAATATGATATTTGTTTTTTAAAAACACCTATTTTAAAACCAGGATGTTGTAGAAAATCGATATCAATCGTATCTTCCACAGTTTTTATCGGTGTAAACACACTAAAAATTCTATTTATATCCATTTTATTATAATATAACTTTTAATTAAAATTACCGTGGGTTTTTTAATTCTAATTTTAAACTATCGTTTTGTTTTTTTAAAATTTCTAATTTATATAACTCATTTTTTTCTTCTATTCTATGTTTAGTAATAAATAAAATATCTATTAAAATCATAAATAAAAAACAAATAAAAATTAATGTGTACCTATTACATTTTTTCATTTTCTTTTAGAAATAGATAAATTATTTGTTAAAATAATATCTCTTAATTCTTTCATTGCTTCAGTATTATTCTCAATAATATTGATTAGTTTATGTTGATCTGTTCTAATATATTCATTAATTTCTTTTTGAAGATCATCTACCTTACTTTGTAAACGTTCTTCACTGGCTAACTGCCTTTTCAATAAATACCAAACAACAGCTCCTAATCCTAATGTTATAATTCCCAAAGCACCGTATTGGACTAAAACATCAAAAGTTCCAAAAGTTTGTAATATCATTGTTTTAATTTATTATTTGACCATAAATATATGATATTTATAAGAATTAAAAAATTAAATCTATCCATATATAGGTCCATAATATTTACCTATTGATGAAATTATTTTTATAGCTTCATCAATTTCAATTATAAAAAATTCTTTACCATTTCTAGCTTTAAGATGACTCATATGTCTATGGACTGCTTGTTCTAAATCATAAGGTCGTTTACATTTGAATTTAAAAATATCTTCCCAATCAATTAAACTACCAGCATTATTAATTTCATTTAATCTCTGTTTTATAGATGATGTTGTAAAACCTATTTTACAAATTCCAGGATAACCTGGGTTAGTAAAAATATAAACATATCCACCATTTTTATTTTTTAGTGAAGATTCTTGGGAACCAATTGGTCTATAACGTAAATAAAAAACATTATCCCAACCGTCATCTCCAGTAACCATGGTAAAATGGCTTACTAGTTTAAAGTCTGAAATTCCTTCGGGTGTGGCTTTGAGTTTAACTATTTCAAAATCTGGGTTTTTAAGACATGAAGGGTGTACATATTCCATACTAATAAATATAAGTATATATTTTGTCGATACCAAAAAGAGGTTTAAAAAAAGAGATTTAAAATTTATGAAAAAAACATGAAATGGCTATAATATACTTTGTATGGCAAGTATATAATTATATAAGAGTCGATGGTTATAAGGTGTAAGAGATCTGTAAATTACTCTAGCTCCGGGAATCCAAGCGCAAAATTTCGATGGAAAATAACGCGTGAGGAGACACGGTAAAAACACCACACAGGATTCCTCGCCAAGAAAAACACGCAAAAAAAATGCGCCAAAAAAGGCGCACAAAAAAAACACATTAAAAAATGCCAATAAAAAAGGCGCACCTATTACAGGCGCGCCTCTACTAAATTTATTTTAATTTAATCTAAAATAATATTATGTATACCATCAATAACATATTCATCAACCATATCCTCAGTCACAATATCCTCTAAATTATAATAATAAGTATTGAATTGTAAACCCAAATCTAACCTAGCCAATTCATAATTTGAATATTGGTCTAATGTTCCTTGTTGTTTACTGTACTTTAATACTTCATTTCCTTTTCCTGCCGTATGATTCTCGATACTCTTAATTAAATAATTCCTAATTTCTGATTCAGTTAGATTCTGATTCAATTTAATTAAATAATTTTCAACGTTTTCCTCTAGTCCAGGTAATACATTTAATACGTCTAGGTTTGCTTTGATTTTTTGTTCCATGATTTTTTATTTATTTATATTTAAATATAATTTAAATTAAAAAAGAGCCTAAGTATAAAACTTA